GTAGAATGTCTTGAGTCCCCAATGGTGTGCCTGCATCAGGTTCTTGGCAATTAGTGTAGTTGGCACTTTACGGTCTGGGAAGTGTGCTGGATTATAGAACGTGTTAGTCGAAATACTTTGATCTACATACGCTGCCAATACACTGGCAGTTTTTAAATAGCCGTCGCAGTCTCGCTGTTCCCACATCAACTGATACCGTGACTTCAGCTTTTGATATTCTGGTACTACCTGCACCAACGATCCTGCCTTTGATTCTTTGACAGTGATCAGGCTCATAGGCAGTTCAATACCGTTGGTTGAGTTAATCACAACTGAACTAGACTCTACAGGAGCAATGGCCATTTGTGTGGCATTACGTACACCGTGTTCTTTCATTTGGGCACGTAGGGTTTCCCAATCAAGTTCTGGTGTGAAGTCTGCAAGTTCATTAACACCTTTGGCACGTAGTTCCCACGGGAACGTACCTTGTCCATAGCGTGTCTTGTCTGAATGCAAACAAGCACCACGTTCTCGAGCCAACTCGACTGATGCTTCAGTCAAGTAGTATGCCTGATGCTCCATCCAGCTTTTAACTTCTGCTAAGGCTTCTTTTTCACCATACTTGAGTCCGCGTTTAGCATGCCAATAAGCCAAGTTAGTGATTCCAATACCAATGGGGCGAATTTCTTCATTGCTTAACTTACTTTGTACACTCAAGAAATCCTGGTAATCCAAGATGTTGTTTAAACTACGATGCAGGATACGTGCTGCGCGGCGCATGTCTTCAGGGTTACGGAAAGCACCCCAGTTTAAAGATCCCAGGGTACATAAAGCAATACGCCCATTGTCGTCATCTAAACGCTGGAATGGTACTGTGGGCAACAGAATCTCACAGCACAGATTGCTTTGGAAGATTGTGTGGAACTCAGGATCAAAAGGTCCTTGGCTCTGTACATTGTCAATAAACACAAGATAGATACGGCCTGTGTCTGTGCGTTCTTTGAGCAGGCCGCTTTTGAACACTTCTTCCGCACTTATTGTTTTCTTACGTAGATCCTTGCGCTTTTCGTATTTGACATAAAGTTCTTCAAATAGGGCAGTGTCTGCATAAAAAGCTTGATGTAGATCGGGCACTTCATTGGGATCAAAGAATGTGATATTTTCTTTGTTCTTGAAACGGCGCCAGAAGAATGAACTTAGCACAACACCGTAGTCCATAAAGCGCACACGAGTTTCTTCGGTGCCTTGATTGTTCTTTAACACAATAAGATCATCAAACTGGTAGTGCCATATGGGATAGAATACTGTGGCCGATGCGTTGCGGATACCACCTTGACTGCAACTGCGTAGGTCGCCAAACCACTTCTTTAAGAATGGAATCATGCCTGTGTGCATGATCTCGCCACCGCGAATGGGTGCGCCTAATGGACGCAGGCGTCCAATCTCTAAGCCAATGCCGGCACGTTTGGCCGCATACTTGGCCATCATTTCCCCAGACGCAAAAATACTGTCGAGGTTATCATCGCTGCGAATTAAAACACAACTGCTAAATTGTTTAGTAGGAGTCCCCAACCCAGCAAGGACAGGAGTAGCAAGAGTAAAAAGACCATCACTGGCAGCATTGTAATACTCCTTGATATAACGCATACGGGCTGCGTTGGGTTCTTCTCTGTGGAACACTGTGGCCGCTGCCACTATGTATCGGACTTGCGGAGTTTCGTAGGTTTCTTTCGTAGTGCGATTGCGTACTAGATACTTTTCAATCAGTTGTTCAATGGCAGCATAACCATACTGCTCATCTTTTTCGTGATCGATAATATCGTCCATACGATTCCAATCGTCTTCGGTGTACCAGGTCAACAGTTCACTGGTGTATACACCGGCTGCCACGTTCTTGCAAACGATTTCGTACAGGCGAGGAGGCTCGTAACTACCATATACGTCCTTACGTAGCATACTCAAGCGTTGCTTGCCTGCTACATATTGATAATTTGTATTTCCTACGTCAGGATTTGATTCTACGTCAATTAAATCTACGATAGCACGTAAAGTTATTTCATCAATTTCTTTTGTAGTGATGCCATCGTAAAAGTGTGGTTGACTTTTGATTTCAATCATGGATTGACTTACATCTGCTATGCCATTGCAAACTTTGGTAATTTGCGCTTGCCACTTATCGATGTTGAGAAGCTCACGATTACCGTTTCTTTTTTGTACTTGAATTGTCATTTGTCGCTTATTGTAAAAAACTTGCTAAATCTATACTGTTGATACGTTGCAGCACAGTGAATGGTGTTGAGTTGATATTTAACACTTCACCGGGTGCCCAATTCAATATATATTTCCCGTGGTCGATCTGGACTAAATTGTCTTGACCTGTTGATATAATCTCTAGATCAGTATATAGCTGACGATCCAACAGCAGTAAAGTATACACGATACCCAAGGCTCTTGCAAGATCACAATAGCCATTATTGACTAATAGATCCCAAGGCGAGGGCCACCGAGTGGGATCGTCCCAGGTCACTACTCTATTCACAATGGGCGCACGGAACCACCAATCGTTGATTAGTTTAAGTTGCTGTTCAAGTTCTAGTGCGTTTGCTGCTTGCCGAAGATTATACCAGTCGGCAAGTCTTTCTTGATACAAGGTTTTCCACATTAAGCTAGGCGTGCTAAGGAATATGTTATAGTTCCGGATAAACCTGTTGATGTACTTGAATAAAGTACGTTGACCACATCTCCCAATCTTGTCACACTCAAGGTAATACCCGAGCTGGAATCTTCAGTGTACTCTTCTGTATAACTGACATTGGGAGACACAGATCCTGCTGTAACAACCAATGTTCCGAAACGCACCACAGTATCTCTAATGATAGTGTATGTCATTTCGTATGCTTTGATAGTTGACGTGTCTGTTGTAAAAATAGTTTGATCAGTTTGATTGTCTGCCAATGTAAAAACTCTGCCGTTCTCTCTAGCATAGCGACCAACTTGTAATTGTGTTCCAGTGTTGGTAGCAGAACCTGTCACTGACACACGTGGTTCAGTGAGTGCATCAACATCGTCTCTGGCAAACATATCGCTGATGGATACATTGTTGTCACTGCTGAATAAGATGACAGGAGTTTGAGGATTTGTTGAATATTGATTGCCTACATCATAGAACACATTGTAAGCAGACACGTTGAGATCAACTGCGCCATACACAATACCTTCGGAATATATTTCATCAAACAAGTTTTGTACTGCTCTAAATCCAGTTGCGCCACCGTTGACAGGAGCACCACTGCCTAGCACTATGCCTTGATACAAGGTAACAAAGGCACCGTTACTGACAGTGACAGATTGACACTGTTGATCTGTGTTGATACCGTATGTGAGCCCTTGGAAGCGGCACTTGTCAAAGGTAATTTGATTACAAACCAAACTGGTAGTGCTGGCAAAACGTACACCGGCAATGTTATCGGAACTGGTGTCAGCAATGATATTGGCCGCAGTTAAAGGACCAACAAAGTTAACGCTGTCAAAATAACACTGTGTGGCATCTTCTACTAAGAATACGTCGGTAACTTCTGCTGTTTGAAATGTCATTGAGCTGATTTCAATATTGGTCGGGGCTGTAGCACCGTTGTTACCAATATTGACGCCGGTCTGTTGCAGGCTATCACCGTAACGGGCAACATACGCACTCAAGCTAGAAATATCGCTGCTGGTATCTAAGAAAATTGTAGTACAATTTGCACCTTCGCCCACTAGTTTAGCATAAGCAGGAATGATAATGGTTTCTGTTACTTTATAAGTGCCAGCTGGAAAATACAGGGCACGACGAATCTGTGTGTTGGCTTCTACACAATATAATTGATATAGGGCACGGTTAATGGCTGCTGTGTCATCTGCGGCGCCATCACCCACAGCACCAAAATCTCTAACATCAGCAAAATCATCTAGTTTGGCCTGTACTGTGCGAACCACTGGATCGCTGGGTGTAGGGCCTGTTTGTGCTGCATATCCAACTGCAATGTCTTTGTAGGTGTAGTTACTGACTGCTGTGATGTCGGAAAATTCTGTCAAAATTTCAGTGTTTCCAATTACTGGAGCACCTTCTTGCAGAGTTCCGTTACCGATAAACAATTGACGTGTATCAACTGCCCAACCCAGTTCAGCGCCAGCCAATTGCGGCAGGTTTTCTATTAACCCTTTGCGGTTGGTAATTCTAGAGATTTGTACAATGGCCATTTACGTATACCTATTTGATTAGGTATTTATGCTGTTAGATAGTACAGCTCAACTCGTTTGGTCCATTCGTTTGACCAATACTCAAACTCGTCGCCTTCTATGACAAATTCCAAGTATTGCGGCTTTGAATATGATTGATCTTCTAAGAGTTTAGGCTGCACTGCCATTAAAACAACGCCTGTGTTGATGTCAGTGCCGTGCATTTCATTGTGTGCTTGTGCATAAGCTGCCAACTGCAAGAAGTAATCAGTGATGTACTCGCGCTTCTTAACCTTGTTGCTTTGTTTAAAATCCATGATAGCAGGCTTATCTTTCCACTTGCCTACTAGGTCTGTGGTACCAGCATATAACCCACTATAATAAACAGGAACCTCTGTGCCCCAGAATTCCGTGACGTTTACCAAGCCTTGCAGAATAATTTCGGCTGCCATAAACCACGACGGGTGTGCAAACGGATTGGATGGCAACGGTTTCATTTCATCCATCATTACATAAGTTTCCAAGTAGGCATGCATACGTGTGCCTCTATTGGCTGCTTCTGTAGTGATCTGTTGAGCACGTTGTTCGCCTACGTTCTTTTTCCAGGCAGCTAAAGCATCTCTGGCTTCCTGCGGCTTGGTGCGATCTAGAATTGTTGTTACGCTGGGTACTTTTTTTCCGTCAGGCAAACAGTAATGTCTTTTGCCATCCACAGTGGTTCTGTCAATGGGCACATAATTGTATCTTTGAGTTATCATTAGATTGTAAAACTTTCTCCGCAACCGCAACGGGCTGCTTCTTTGGGGTTTTTAAAATCAAAGCCTTCGTTAAGACCTTGCCGTACGTAGTCTATTTCTAAGCCATCGAGATAGGCCAAATCTTTAGTATTGACCCAAACTTTAGCACCGTCACGCTCATACTCATGCCATTCCCATGTGCAAGGTGCTTCATCTATGTATTCTAACACATAAGCTAGGCCCGAGCAGCCGGTTGTTTTTACGCCCACTCGAATACCTTGTCCGCGGCCGCGCTTGGCTATGTTACTGACAATTTTCTTTGCTGCTGTTTCAGTTATGGTTATCATGTTTGGTTCTATAGTCTGCTATGGCTGCTTTAATAGCATCTTCTGCAAGGATCGAGCAATGTATCTTAACCGGCGGGAGCGCGAGTTCTTGAGCGATTTCAGTATTTCTAATTGTCGCTGCTTCGTCAAGAGTTTTCCCTTTGACCCATTCAGTAACCAATGACGAACTGGCAATGGCTGACCCGCAGCCGTATGTTTTGAATTTGGCATCTGTGATAACACCGTCTAGAACTTTGATCTGTAGTTTCATTACGTCGCCGCAGGCTGGTGCACCAACCATGCCGGTGGCAACATCAGGATCGTCTTTGGCAAACGATCCCACGTTGCGTGGATTTTCATAATGATCTATAACTTTGTCTGAATATGCCATAACACACTCCTTAATTAGGTACTAGCACTGCTCTATTACAATTGCAGTTATTGTCCCAAACGTTTTTCCATTTGTAACCTTGTGGCGCTTCGCTTGCTGTGCCCTGATCGATTATGATTGGCGGCTGCGATGCAGGTGGTTCGTAGTAGACCGGTGGTGGTGCATAATACACAGGAGGAGGTGCATAATACACAGGAGGAGGTGTGTAATAAGGACGAGCCAACAAGCCGCCCACAATTGCGCCACCTAAAAAGGCTCCGCCATAGGCCCAACCATTATTGTAGTATCCGCGACCGTACCCATAACCGCCGGCGTGGGCAGTGCCCACCAACAAGGTTGTTAAAATTACAGAAAGAAATATGCGTTTCATTGTGCCTCCAAAAGGGCTTTTGTGTATTTAATATTGTATACTAAAAAATATAATTAGTCAAACTGTTTGACAAAGTTTTGAATAATATCAACTGTTTTGGGACTCATTACCACTTCGTAATGATTGATATAAAGTTCTACAAACTGCATTTCGGATCGGTGCCGCATGCTGTTTACTGTTACCACGCCGTCGTTGGGCTGCATTATCCACGGACTGTCGCCTCTTGTGGTCACTACATTTAACCAAGGGTGCTGTATTTGGATTCGGCTGGCTGATTTCATTGGTTCGCTTCTGGGACCAATATCTCGCAACAAACGATTAAACGGCAAAAAGTATTTGGCATAATCTGCTGATTCAGCACCACCATAGGGAGAACTAAGAGTGACTGCACCCAACACTTGATCTGGAAAAGCATCAGCTAAGTGCAGGGCATATATACCGCCTAGGCTATGACATACAAATACAACATCTTTGGTATGACTGACTATGTTTTTCATGTCGGTGAGATTACGATCAAAACCATTTTGGCTGTCGTATTCTATGACAATTTCGTCAGGGTGATTGAGATGCTGCCGAATGTAATTAAAACTATCCCCGGTGGCACTGGCACCGTGAATATAAACAAGGTTCACGATTTCTTAAAAAGGTCCAGTATTTTTGCTTGGATAGCTTTGGCGAAATCCGGCTGAGGAAAATTCCAACCTACAAATGCACCCAGTAACAACCAGAAAATTGTTTCTAACATAATCAAAGTCCTTTTTTGTTTAGTGCTCGTTTGGCCATTGTATTGACTGTGTCGCGAGCTTGGTCCACAGTCATATTAGGTGCATCTTCAACAGCACCTTTGAATACGACTTCACTGTCAGTGACATCAGCAATCAATTCACTGAGTGGCGGTTGTTGAATTAGATTGCGCAATTGGTCGTCAGTCAAACTGACTCCCATGTTATTGGCTAATTCTAAAAATGCTGTAACGGATATTTTTTTCTGAGCGTCTGTATCTTGGGCACGTGATAATAGAAACTGGCTTAATGCTGCCAGTTTCTCTGTGTGTACGCTGGATACTTCAAACTCGAAGAGTCGCATTATTTCTTTTTGTCAGCAGCAGCTTTTTTCATTGACTCTTTTTTGTTGCCGTCTTTGTCTAAGTCTAAGAAATCTGGCTTGCTGTTCTTGGCAGCTTCAGCAACACGACGTTCACGTCCCAAGGCTTCTGGAGCGCCTAGCGGTGTTGGTTCTTCTTCGTCGGCTGGTGCAACTTCTGCGTCAACGTCTACTTCGGCATCAACTTCGGGTTCGGCATTTAATTCTGCACCCATATCGGCAGCAGGTTCTGCACCTGGTACAACAGGAGCTTGTCCTGTCAATGTGCCTTGTGCACCTTCTAATGCTGTCTTGCCTTGTTGAACTGACTGTAGCAACTGTGTAAGTGCGGCAGCAGCGGCTGATTGATAACTAGTGGCTTGATCAACACCCATGTCATTCTTGATCGAGTCTGTTAATGCTGGCAAGTCTTTGAACTGCATGGCAGAGATTTGCTCTAGCATTTTTTGCACTTGATCAACCATGTCTTGAGCAGCCAATACAACCTGTGCTTGTTGGATTTCGCTTTCGGCCAATCTACGAGCTGGACGATTTTCAGCCATTGGGTTGTTGGCCTGCTGCATCATTTGATTTTTTTGTTGTTGCAATGTTTTGATTTGAGCATCAATTTGTTTTACAGCTTCTTGTGCTTGCTTTTTCTTAGCAG